ATCAATTATGAGGGAGAAGGCTATATCACAAGAGAGAGACAGGAAGACGGAACGTATAAGTGGCGCACAGCGATGATCGATAATCTGGAAGAAGGCTACTGGTATAACAGAAAATACGATACATACATGTATTTTAATGCTGGAGGCATATATACGATAAAAAAACTGCTTAAAACCAAGCATGCAGGAAGCGCCGGGATTATGGAATGGCAGCAGAGTTGTAAAAGAAGACGGGAAGATAAGAGGATAAATGAGCAGATAGATAAGTGGGATGAAGTAATGAAACCGATAGGAGAACCACCGAAAGGTTTTAGAGACTGGTATCGGCACAACGGATTTGATGGAAGCAATTTTATCTACTATAAGGGTGCAGGGGTAAAGACGGGATACTGTACATCATGTCTGAAGACAGTGCCACTTAAAATAATGCCAAAACACAATATGCAGGGAAAATGCCAGGTATGCCATAAGCTTGTAACTTATATCTCACGCGCAAGAAAAAGAAACGACATAAGAACGAGAGGCAAAGCGTTTACCTGCATCCAGCGGTATAAAGATGGACTTATCCAGCGCAGGTTTGTAGCAGGGCGAAGGGATGTAAAAGACACTAAAAATGTAAATGAGTGTAAATTCTGGGAAATAGAGACACACAGACAGATTGTACGGGAAAACGAAATCAAAACCTATGAATACGGAGAGTATAAGAGACGGAGAACATGCTGGTATGCGATAAATATAGATTTTATACCAACAGATGATACGAGAATATATACAAGAAATATTTCGAGTGTTTTCAAAACTTCAAAGTCATCATATCCGATTGCAGTAAAAAGTGGATGTTCAGAGGATGTAGGGCGTTATCTGGTGATGGAGAAAAAGAGACCGCTGATAGAAATGTGCATGAAAGCAGGACTTACAGAGCTTGGAAAATATATATTGAGCGACTGGGCGTACAAAGAAACACAGAAAAATGAAAATGCACATGAACTTGGAAAGATGCTCTGCATTGATAAGGGGAGGTTAAAAAGACTAAAGGATATAAATGGGGACGGAAAGATTTTAAAGTGGCTGCAGGAAGAAAAGAGAAATAACACCATATACCAGGATGAGGACATCAGGACCTTATGCGAGGCAGACATCTACCCGGAAGACACAAAACGCAAAAATCCTTTTCAATATCTGTCAATACACAAAGTCTGCAACTATCTGAGAAAACAGCAGGAGTACAGAAGATCACTTGGAAGAAAAGAGAATATGCATTATCTGTGGAGTGACTGGTGCGATTATGTGGACATGATGCAGAAAATGAAAATGGACTGCACGGTAGAACTGCTTTTAAAACCGAAAGACCTCACAGTGGCACACAATGAACTGGTGGCGAGGATATCACTTAAGGATTCAGCAAAAGAGATCCGGGAAAAGGAAAAGAAATTCAAAAATGCCAAGAGCCTGGTAGAATCCGGAGAACTTACAAAATATGAATACAGTGAAGGCAGGTACTGTATCGTTGCTCCAAAAAGTATCAAGGACATTTACGAGGAAGGAATTGTATTAAAGCACTGTATTCACACATGTGATATTTATTTTCAGAGAATGGATATCAGGGAAACATACCTGCTGTTCCTGAGAAGGGCAGCAAGACCGGATGTACCGTGGTACACGCTGGAGATTGAGCCGGGAGGAAATATAAGACAGAAAAAGTCAGTGCTGAATGAGGCATATAAAGATCTTGATGATGCACTTCCGTTTTTGAGAAAGTGGCAGCAGTGGGTAAAGAAAAATCTATCGGCAGAAGATAAAAAACTGGCAGAAAAGAGCGACAAGGCAAGAAAAGATGGATATAAGCAGTTAAGAGAAGAAAAGAAGCTGATCTGGCATGGAAGATTACAGGGAACCTTGCTGGTGGATGCACTGGAAAATGATTTTATGGAGGCAATGTGATGAACGAAGTGATCGAATACAGAAATTATGCAGAATACAAGCAGGAGCTTGACACAGAGTTAAAAAAGACCGCGGAGGGATTTGTCCGTATCGGATATCTGTTAAAAGTGGCGCGCGATACCAGAATTTTAGCGGAATCCGGCTATCAGAATGTCGTAGAATTTGCAAAGGCAGAATACGGGATCGATAAGACGCAGGTATCCAGATTCATGAACATCAATGATAAGTTCTCCGAGGGCGGATACGCACCGGAACTCAAAGCAGAATATCAGGGATTTGGATATGCCAAATTATCGATCATGCTGTCGCTGCCGGATGAAGTAAACGAGGTACTGACACCGGATCTGAGCAAGTCAGAGATCCAGCAGCTTAAAGAAGACGTGGACGAGGAAAAAAAGACCACAGATATTGAGGTCATGCTGGAAGAAAAGGACAGTGTGCAGCAGGCACTTGACACAAACCTTGAAAAAGCTGTGTATCAGCTTGGAAAGGATGCACCAGAAATCTATGAAAAGCTGTGGACTTCTAGTCTCGAGAATGGGGAGACAGGAAAACATTTCATTGAGAACCTCATACCGAATGAAAAAGCAGTCTACACGGTCCGTATTCCGGGAGCAGGTGCACACATGCTTGCAATCACAGAAAACAGTGATGAAGTGAAGCTTTTGAACCTGCGTGATGCGAGCCGGAACGAGGTATATAGCAAAGAGGATATTGAAAAAGCATTTGGGAAGATCAGCCATGCAGCAGGAACATGGAGAGAATCCTGGGAAAAGGAATATGGTGAAAAATTACCGGAAGAAAAGCAAGTTGCACCGGTACAACCGAAATCAGCACCTAGAAAAGAGAGCAAAGTTATCTCAACGATCAAAAAGAAGGATGATGTGCAGCAGGCAGCAGAACCACCGAAAGAGCAGACACTTCATGATATTGATCCGGAGATTCCAAAGCCGGATCCGAAGAATACAGAGGAAAATGTAACAGAATCCGTTATAAATGACAACGAAACTAACAAAAATGTTGTAAATTTACCGGAAAACGTTTCAAAACCGGAAGAAAGCGTATCAGAACAGGGAGAAAACGTACCAGAGGAGCAGATACCGGGACAGGACGACATCATGAACCACCCGGAATATTTGCCGGAAAAGAAAACAGACAAGCAGATCATTGAGGATGCCAAGAGAACGGTTGAAGCTATCCGCTTAACCCTAAATGACTGGGAATATACGATACCACAGGGAATGCTGGCTGCCATATTAGATCGTGTTGAATATTTAAAAGACACATTACAGGAACTGGTCAAAGGAGATGCCGATGAGGATGATGTTTAGGATCAGGCTTTTCATCTGGTCCGTATGGATGCGGATGCCAAAGCCATGGTTAAAGAGAAAATACCAGAAAGAGATCGAGCGGATGCAGCAGGCGGTGAAGAGATGAAAAAGAAAAAGAACAAGATTAATTACAATTTCACAAAAGAAACCTGTTACCGGATCGCAGAGAGGGACGGTAACAAATGTATTTTCTGTAAGCTTGGTTACCACATGGATAAATGCAGATCAGAAATGCTCTTAGGGATACCGGACATCATGCATTACATAAATAAGAGCCAGGGCGGTCTCGGAGTAGAGAAAAACGGCGTACTCGGATGCAGGTTTCACCACGGACTGCTGGATAATGGCAACCTCGGACTTCGGCCGGAGATGTTAGAAATCATGAAAGAACACCTTATGCAGCAGTATCTGGACTGGAATGAGGACGAGCTTGTTTATAAAAAATGGAATTTTCCAACTTTTGATTAATATATCACAGTAACCAGTTGATTTAGGAGCTTCCGGAAACATACCTGCTGTTTCCGGAGGAAAGGAGAAATATGAAAAGCATTAAGAGATATAAGCGCAGGCTTGCAGCAGCACAGGAAGATATTAAAAAATTACTCAGCGGAGAATATGGCATTGCATGCGAATTTTGTATGCATGAGGCAGATATGAGCACTCCGTGTACGAAAGGAGATAAGGAGTGGTGTAGACAACATGCGTGTTGGAAAGGTGGCAGCAGGATTGTAGAAACTTTTGATGTGAGCTATTTCCATAATGGAAACAACTCAGATGTTTAAAAATTTAATGAATTGATGGAGGTGCGAGGATGACAGAGAAAGAGGCAATTGAAAAATGCAAATTTTTGAATGATGCTTTAAATTTTCAGAGAGTAGAGTCTGACGAATGCAGCTGTGCTTTACAAATGGCAATTGCAGCACTTGAAGAAATACAGAAGTATCACGCAATCGGAACAGTGGAAGAATGCCGTTGCGCAATGAATAAGCAGTTAAATTAGAATTTA